GTTGGTCGGCGCTGCTTTCTTCCTCGGTGACCTTCTTCTCTCCGCTATTGGTGGTATCAAAACTGCTGTAGCGCTCCACCAGCTCGGCCAGCGCGCTGCAATAAATGACGCGGCGGTAGAGGTGCAGCAGTTGGCTTTCGTCCTTGATTTTCTCGGAAGGCACGTCGGACAAAGTGGCAAAGCCCTGTCCCTGCTGGGCAGTCCGGTAGCCTGCAAGCTCCCGGTTTGCCTCGATCATGGCGTTGACAGTCGCGACCTCGAGGCGATCGTCAGTGACGGCATCCGTGATACGCATGGCGGCGCGCAAATGCTGGCCGTCAATCTGTGGCCAGAAGGTGCCGTTGCCGATCGGGAAGGCGGTCGTTGGAATGCCGCCGGCGATGAATCCGCTCATGCTTGTCGCTCGAATAGGTCGGCGGTGGTCGGCGCTTCACAGACGGTAAGGAGTCAACCGCTGATCCGCCCCGAGCCGCCGGGGTTGCGTGGGAACGCTCGGTTAGCTGGCAGGGCCAGCGTGTTTCTTCAGGAGGCGATCAACGCGCTCCAGATCCTTTTTGCCGCCGCAGGAGGTGTGCAGCTCGATGGCACGGGTGAGGTTGTCGCGGGCAGCCTTGAGTGTTTCCAGCTGCTCAGAGCTCACGGTCTAATCTGGTACCTGGGTGGCCAACGCTCGGCCAATGGCCAGATGCAGCTTGGCGCGGGCTTCGTCGGGCATGTCCTGTTCGCGGGTGAGCTGCTCAGTTTCGAGCAGTGTCTGCAGGTCGAACTCGCCGCCGGCCTTCTGCGCTTTGAGGGCGGCTTCGGCCACCTCTTCGGCGATCAGGCAACCGGTGGTACGAGCGAAACGATCAGGCATGATCAGGTTGTGCTTGAGCACATAGCTGGCGATTTTCAGGGCGTCCGGGAATGCCCCCGCATCGATGGCCCAGACCATGAGGGTGGTCATCACTTCGTCTTGGGCACCGTTGCCGCCGGCCAACACCCCTTGAACATAGGGCTCGTAGGTCGGCAGCAACTGAACTTTGAGCTTGGCCTTGGCCTCGTTGCCCTGGATGTTCTTCAGGCGCAGACGATCCTGAATCAGTTGTGCCAGCTGCAGTTCATAGGCGGTGGCACCGGCCATGCTCGTCAAGGGGGATGTGGCGGCGGCCTCCAGCTCCGCGAGAACGCGGAGCCGGTGGCGCTGAGCGAGTGAGAGCGCCATGGCTTATGCCTCTTCGATGTTCTCGACCACGGCACCCAGACCGAAGTCCTCGATGACGTAGGCGTCGTTGGAAGACTGGTAATCCGCGATGCGATCCCACTCCGGCTCGTCTTTGATGTGACGGCGACGGGCACTGATTTGCCAGTAGATCGACAGGTTCTTCAGGGTGGTGACCATGATCGCCTTGTCCAGGAAGAACGGGGCATCTTCAATTGGCAGACCACCGAGGCGAGCCTTGGCGATGATCTGAGACGCAGCCAGTTCATTCTCGTTGTCCGAGGCGCCTTCGATGTTGGCCAGGAACTTGGCGTGCAGCAGGCTGCGATCGACCAGCACCACCAGATCCGGGCGCTTGCGGTGCCATGGGTCGAGCAACTGGATGGCGTCATAGACCAGGCCATCGAGAGTCTTGTAATCGCCGCCGGCACCGATCGTGACCTTGCCCGCGACCGCGCCTTCGCTCATCACCCGTTCCGGGGCATTGGTGCGGTACTTCTGAACCCAGCCGACGTTGACATCCTGCAGCAGCGGGTTGGTCGCACGATTGGTGTCTGCGGCCGCACTGGTACCGTTGAAACCAATCATGATGCGGTCGAGCGACTGCCGTTCAACGATGGCGCCCGACAGGCGTGCCTGGAAGTCCTGAAATTTGGCCCAGGCGTCGAGCAGGGCATAGGGGATGGCGGTGTCGAAGTCGGTCTTTTTGCAGCTGTAGGAGTCCTTCGTCAGCGCGTTTACATCACGCGGGGTACGAGCCTTTTGGCTGGTGTCGGTGCGGCCAGCGATAGAGCTGCCGACACCGAGGACGATGGCTTCACCGTCCTTTTCGTCCACGCCGATGACGTTGATTTTTTTCAGGAAGTCGCTGGCCTCTTGAATGGCGGTTTCCAGCTTTTGTTGCACCGAAGGGGTGACCGTGAAGGACTCCGCTGCCGAGCTGACGCCGTTCAGTTTGGCGACTTGTTGCAGAAGGCCGGTATAGGCCTGACGAGTTTCATTGCGCATAGGGTTCTCCGAAGTAAGGCTGGGGTCAGAACTGGGTCAGCACTTGGTTTTCGCCACCGGTGACCTGAGGGCGATGCTGTTGGCTGTGATCAGCGGTTTTGCCGAGCTTGACTTCGAGGTCTGCAAACTTCGTTGCAAGCGCATCGTGTTTGCCGGTCAGCGCCTGCAGATCGGATTGGGATTTTTCATTGGCGTCGAGGGTGCTGCCCACGGCATCAGTCAACTGGCTGATCAAAGTCCCCAGTTCGGCAAATTGCTCCTGGTCGGCGTCGTCCTTGCCTTTGAGGCGGGCGAACAGGCTGTTCATTTTTTCCTTGAGTCCGGCAAACACCTGGGGCTGCTCGCTGACCTCTTCGAACTCCAGCGCGATCTCTTCGGCGGCAGTAAACAGGTTGTCCAAGTGGGCCTTTCGACTGGCGAGGGTGCCGTGCTGGGCGCTGAACGAGAGTGCCTCGGTGCCCAGGCTGGCCGGGGTATCGGTGATGGCCAGACCGACCAGGTAGGCCTTGCCGGTGTCGGCAAACTTCGGCTGAACCTCGATCGACGTGTAGACCTTTTGACCGGCCTTGTTCAGGGCCAGCAGGGCATCGTTGGGCTGGAGCTGGCCGAACAGGGCGAGTTTCTTGGCGCCGTTGATCTCGATCTCTTCGGCTTTCAGGGCCAGCACGTCGCCATAGGCACCGAACTCACCACCAGGCCAATAGCCTTTGATGTGTTCGCAGTTGATCCGGGCGCCGTAGGTGTTGGGGTTGTACTGGATGGCCATGTCTTCGATCCAGCTGCGCTCGATCTGCCGGCCGTCGGTGGTAGCGCCTTCGACGGCGATGCGAGTCCACTTGGAGCGAAATTTCTTTTTCATGGGGTGAGGCCTCAATGCGTTGGCTGCGGTGGCAGGTAGCGTTGAGGCCATGGTCGGCAGAGCGCGAACAGCGGGCAATGACGCCGGCCTGTATCCGGCAGGCCTACAGGTCTCGGCGTTAGGGGCTTCGCGCGCGTGACGGCAGCATCTGCGTCATGAATGAAGCCGCCCACCCACCGATGGACCCTCGCCGCCAGGCCAAGTTTTTGTACTGGACGGGTTGGCGCGTCACCGATATTGCCGACTTCCTGAGCGAGAAAGAGAAAACCATCCACTCCTGGAAGGCTCGTGACGACTGGGACCGAGCCGACAACGTCGAGCGCATTGGCGGCGCGCTGGAAGCCCGCCTGGTGCAGCTGATCCTCAAGGAGGGAAAGTCCGGGGGCGACTTCAAGGAAATTGATCTGCTGCACCGGCAACTGGAGCGGCAGGCGCGCATTCAGCGCTTCCAGGGCGGCGGTACCGAAACCGACCTCAATCCGAAGTTGGCCGCGCGCAACGCTGAACCGAAGAAACAACCCAAGCGTAATGACTTCTCCGAGGAAGACTTCGAGAAGTTGGAAGAGGCCTTTCGAGACGGTTGTTTCGAGTACCAGCTTGACTGGTATCGGTCGATGAACCAACGCACCCGGATGCTGCTGAAAAGCCGGCAAATTGGGGCGACCTATTACTTCGCCCGTGAGGCACTGATCGACGCGCTCAAGACCGGGCGGAACCAGATTTTCCTGTCCGCCAGCAAGGCCCAGGCGCATCAGTTCAAAAACTACATGCAGGCGTTTGTTAGTGATGTGCTGGGCCGGCAACTGACGGGCGATCCGATTGTGCTGGCCAATGGCGCTGAGCTGCATTTTCTCGGCACCAACTACCGCACGGCGCAGGGCCGCTCGGGCAACTTCTACTTCGACGAATTCTTCTGGACCCACAAATTCGAGGAACTCAACAAAGTCGCCTCGGGCATGGCGCTGCACAAGCACTGGCGCAAAACCTACTTTTCGACCCCTTCGAGCATGGCCCATGAAGCCTACAAGCTTTGGACCGGCGAGCGTTTCAACAAGGGTAAACCGACGGCCCAACACCTCAAGCTGGACGTGAGCCACGACGCCCTAGCGCAGGGCCGGCTGTGCGAAGACCGCATCTGGCGCCAGATCGTCACGATTCTGGATGCCGAGCAACGTGGCTGCGATCTGTTCGACCTGAATGAATTGCGCTTCGAATACAACGCCGAGCAATTCGCCAACTTGCTGATGTGCCAGTTTGTCGACGACGGCGCCTCGATTTTCCCTCTGACCATGCTTCAGCCGTGCATGGTCGATAGCTGGGTGGAGTGGGGGGAGGACTACAAACCCTTCGCCGCGCGCCCCTTTGGCGATCGACAGGTCTGGGTAGGCTACGACCCGGCCGAAACCGGCGACAGCGCCGGGCTGATCGTGGTGGCGCCGCCGCTGGTACCGGGCGGCAAGTTTCGTGTGCTCGAGCGACACCAGTTTCGGGGCATGGATTTCGCGGCGCAGGCCGAGGCCATCCGCCAGGTGACCAAACGCTATTGGGTGACCTACATCGGCGTCGACGTCACCGGTCTGGGCAGTGGCGTGGCCCAGCTAGTGCGCCAGTTCTTCCCAGCGGTCACCACCTTCAGCTACTCGCCCGAGGTGAAGACCCGTCTGGTGCTCAAGGCTTACGACGTGATCAAGAACGGGCGTCTGGAGTTCGATGCCGGCTGGACCGACATGGCCTCCAGCCTGATGGCCATCCGCAAAACCATCACCGCCTCGGGGCGGCAGTTCACTTATACGGCCGGACGCAACGACGAAACCGGCCATGCCGACTTGGCGTGGGCGTTGTTCCACGCTCTGCACAACGAGCCGCTGGAAGGGCAGACCGCTGCCAACACCGGCATCATGGAGATTTGTTGATGACTACCGATCTAGTTGAGGCGCTGCCGGCGCAGAGTCAGGCCCATGCATTCACCTTCGGCGATCCGGTCCCGGTGCTCGATGGCCGGGAAATCCTCGACTACCTGGAGTGTTGGTCGAACGGACGCTGGTACGAGCCACCGTTATCGCTGGATGGCTTGGCCAAATCGACCAGGGCCAGCGTGTACCTGCAATCGGGGCTCAACTTCAAGCGTAATGCCCTGGCCCGGACCTTCATCCCGCACAAACTGCTGAGCCGACAGGCTTTCGAGCAGGTTGCCCTGGATTTCATCTGGTGTGGCAACACCTACCTGGAGAAGCGCGACAACATGCTGCGCCAGGCGTTGGGGTTGCTGCCGGCCATGGCCAAGTTTGTGCGCCGTGGCATCGAAGAGGGCAGCTATTACCAGGTGCGTGGCTGGCGTGACGAGCACGAATTTCGCAAGGACAGCATCTGCCATCTGCGGGAGGCTGACATCAACCAGGAGATTTACGGATTACCTGAGTGGTTGTCGGCGCTGCAGAGCGCGTTGCTGAACGAGGCAGCGACCCTGTTCCGGCGCAAGTACTACCAGAACGGCAGTCATGCCGGCTTCATTCTATACATGACCGACGCGGCGCAGAACGAGGATTTTGTCACGGATCTGCGCGGCGCGATGAAGAGCAGCAAAGGCCCGGGAAACTTCCGCAACCTGTTCATGTATGCACCTGGTGGAAAGAAAGACGGCATCCAACTGATCCCCATCAGCGAGGTCGCGGCCAAGGATGACTTCGGTTCGATCAAGAACATCAGTCGCGACGATCTGCTCGCGGCCTTGCGTATTTATCCCCAACTGATGGGCATCGTGCCGCAGAACTCGGGGGGCTTTGGTTCGATGCGTGAAGCCGCCCAGGTCTGGGGGCTGAATGAACTGGAGCCGCTGCAGGCGCGCTTGTTGCAAATTAACGAATGGCTGGGCGAGGAGGTTATACGCTTCAAGCCTTTTGAGCTTGGAGAGGAGAGTTAAACCCGCGCAGTGAATAAGCGCGCCAATTAGACGCTCAAAGTAATGACTTCGCAGCCGCCTTCCGGCGGCTTTCTTATGGGCAAAAAAAACCGCCCCAGCCTAAGCTGGAGCGGTCCGTCCTGCCGACCCTATTGCAGGTCGTCGAAGTGATCTCGCAGCAATTCGATCAGATGATGCATGCGCAACAGCGCATACAACCCCTGCCACGAACGGCGAGCCCATTTGAAAAGACACATAAGTGGCTTCCCCCAAAGAAGCCTGACCCCGCCGCCCTTACCGGACAGAACGACGGTTTTACTGAAAGAGTTTGTGGACGCTCTCAGCGAGCCAGGGATTGATCGACCTTTCCAAATGCCGGCACGTTTTCCAGGCGTGGTTCAAAGGGCCGGGGCCATGCAAGACCCTTGCCTTACGTAATACTCCAAAACCCCTGACAGAAAAAAGGACTTTGACACTTTTTTGAAGTTTATTTTTCAGATAGGCGAAAAGCCCTTGACGTGAGATTGTGGCAGTGCTTGGTGATTCGACAGAAAACCGTCAAACCTCCGCGTTGGTGGCACCAACTTGTTGTTTTCGCCGAAGTAACCGTGAATTTCGCCGCGCTACGCTTTTTTCATTCAGCGGCCAAACGACCAGTTAACCGGCGAATTAAGCGGCGCATTTACACAGGTTGTGTTTGTACACCCATTGCGCAATGACGACGTCGTCACTTAAGATCGATTTGTGGACGCTTTCAGCGAACTTGCCAACCCCACCTCCAATGGGACTGGCACAAAACAACCGCCCCTCCAACGGCGGTTTTTTTGTGCCTGCGATTTCTTGCCGTTATCCGTCACAGCTCGACCACAAACCCGCGCAGCCCTACCGCCTCGGCTAAGCGGCCCACCGCCGTCAGGCTGGCCCACAGGATCTGGTCATCCAGTCTAGGGAGTGGTGGTTTCCGTTGCCAATATAAAAAAGGCCCTCACGCCTGTCTCCGGTGTGGGAGCCTTTTTTACATATCACGCGTTATGGGTAACGCGCGCGGGTCACGCGCTTACGGCGCTGGGGCGGTTTGGCCCAGCACATAACAGGTACAGGTGATGTCCAGCTTTTGCGGGTTGCTCACCGCCACCACTGCAATCAACGTCCAGCCCTTTTTAAGGAACAGATTGGCGTCTTGCGGGGTGTACACCTCTTTGACTTGCTGCGCTTCGTGCATCTGCATGGTCGTGCCCTCCTGGGGATCGAGTCATTTAGCGTAGCAGCGCGGTCGGGGTTCCTTTCGGTTCGTCACTCAACGCTCGGGTCCGTTGGAGGTGAAACCAGCGCAAATACAAAGTGGTGGTCGAAAAACTGTAGCCCCCAGAAGCTGCTATCGTCATCCTCTAGTAGGTATTTATAAACAAACGTTGCATTGTTGAGCTCGACACGCGCAGCCCGCCCGAGCAGAAGCTTGATTGGAGCGGCGAGTTCAGCGGG